ATGGCTTGCTTCCTATTCTTAACCTTTTTCTTAGATTTGCCAATGTTTAATTTTTTATTTTTAAACTCACGCATTACCTTGCTGATTTTCTTTTCTTTTTTGTTAGCCATTCCTTAATTCTTCATTAAGTTTTTGTCTAACAGCTTCAAAGTGTGGCTCCCAATCATCATCACTTCCTGTTTCAAAATCACCAAACTCAATATCTTTAATCCATATTCTATTATCAGAAGTTTTAAATGTGTGTACAGGTTCTACCTTGTCTGTTCTAATACCGCGCTTACTATCTTCAACCGCAACGAACTGATTATCTTCTATTACCCAATGCGAACCAGAAACTTCTACACCCATGTAATTGTAAATTACTTGTGGTTCAAATTCCATTTTAGCTTGTACAGTTCCACCTCTAGTCTCTTCTCCAACTTTAATTGTTGTAATTTCTTTTTCTGTTCCGTCTAACATTTGGATCATAGTTCCTTTAACAAAGCATCCGCCGCTTCCGCCGCCGCCGCCACCGCCGCCGCCGCCACCGCCGCCGCCTCTACGTCCGCCTCTACGTCCTCCTCTTCTTGATCTTCCTTGGGTTGATGAACTTGGAGAACTAGAACGACTAGACGTTGTACCTCCTCTTCTTGATCTACCTTGTGTACTTGTACTAGGTTTACTAGATTTACTAGCTGTGCTGCTTTTTTTACCAAACCCTATTGGATTACCCTGTTTGTCAGTTACTGCACTTCTTACACCTGTATTTGGATTAGTATTACCAACTGCTCCAGCAAAGCCCATAGCTTGAGCCGCTGCATTTGCTGCTCCAAAGTTTCCTGGAGCTCCATATCCTACTGCACCTCTAGGTGATCTTCCTTGAGTTGATCCTGGTGGTGCAGATGAAGTAGGTGCGGAAGGTGATCTATTGACAGTGCTACTTCCACTAAACGGTGATCTACCTTGTGTAGAAATAGCTTCTCTAGCTTGTGCTGGGCTCATACCTGCTAAACTTGTGTTACCTATCATTGCTCTAGATTGACCAGGAGAAATTCCAGTCATTGGAGCATTACTTATTGTTGCTGCAGGTCTACCCGATAAGGCTGCTGCTAAGCCAGGATCAACTTGTCCTGGACCATAACCCACGCTCATCGAACTATTTACAGTGCTGCTTCCACTAAACGGTGATCTACCTTGTGTTGATGCAGGTGAAGCAGAAACGGAAGAAGTAGATGGAGATCCTGCTCCCATATTAGTATCTCTATCTGTTGGTGTAGTAGTTCCTGAAGCTGTTGCTGCTTCTGCAGCTTCAGCTGCTTCTGCTGGACTAAATACACTACTTAAAAAACTTGTAGCAAGTCTAGTTGCTGACGGTATCATATTGTACATATCGTAAGCTGTTTGTAATGGTGCTGGTGCTGGATCACCTACTGAAATCATTGTTGTGTGACTAGGAACATAAGAAGCAACTAAATTACCTGTTGTTGGATCAATACCATATGCTGTTGAGTTTGCTGGTACAGTATTACCAAAAGAATCTATTGTTGTCGGCTCCGGTCTATTTCCTCCTCTTTCTTGTGCAAAGATTGGTGCAGCTGGAGATCCGTATCCGACTGCGCCTGCTCCAACCGGTGATCCTATATTAGATGCAATGTTTCCTGGATCAGATGCTGTTGTTCCTGTTGATGTTGGCATAACAGCAGGAGTAATAGCTGGTGTAGCCGCACCTGCTCCAAAGTTTTGTGAATAATATTGTGCTGCATACTCAGGTGTCATGAAAGGAGTATACGGAAGCATTGTAGCTGGTGGAGGAGGTGGAGTGTATAACGTATTAGTAATATTTCCTAGACCTCCCATGATACCACCCAAAGCTTTGTGCACACGACCGCCGTGTGCTTTCTTAGTGTTTTGTCCTACCTGAAAGTTATCGTCACCACGGAACATGTCCATGATGCCACCGCCTACATTTCTCAAAGTCCCTCCTACCGCCGATTGAAAATTTTCTGTTGCTTCTGGCGCCAAATATTTAGCACCAGCATAACCTAATTCGCCTGCAAGTAAAGCTAAGTTTAAAGCTGCACCAACAGGACCTAAACCCATCAGTCCTAATCTTAAAGCTGCTTTTTTACCGCCTTTTTTTGTTAATTCTTTTAATAAACCTTTTGGTAAAAAACCTTTACGTGTGCTTTTTGGATCAAGATCTTTTAGTAAATCTGTAGTTGTTTTACCTGTTAAACCTTTATAAATTTTTCGAGTTGTTGGTTGAGCTAATTGACCAGCAAGAGCTCCACCATAAATAGCTGAGTCAGTAACTGAGGCATCTGTATACTCAGGACCTCCAGCCGCAATACTTGCTTCATCTTTAGGTGTAAATTCATTTAAAATTTCTTTTACTATGCCTGGATCATATTCTTCGCTATCGTCTGCTTCTTGAACAGCATTAACAGCAGCTACAGTTGTTGGATCAGCTCCTTGGTTTACCATTGATAAAACATTAACTAGTTTATCAATGTCTGATACTTCTTCTGTTTCTGGATTAAAAAAACTAGAAAGTTGAGCCATACCCGTGTCAATTTGTGTTTGAGGGTCTGTCGCTGCTGCCATTTGTTGTAGCATTGCGTTTTCACGTGCAGCTATATTTGCACGTGCTTTGCTTCTCCAGTCGCCACTATATTGAGTCATCCCAAAAGTTGGCATGGATACTTGGTCTGCAAAGATGCTCATTATCCCTCCTTAAACTCAGCTTTCATTTGTTTGACGCCATCTTTTGCCAAAGAAACAGCAGCTCTAAGTTTTTGATGCTCGTCGTTTTGTTGCATCTTATCTTCTGCTATCTCTTTTGACTGTAGCATCTTAGCTCGTTCTAAATTTAATTTTTCTTCTGCCATCTCTTGTTGTGACTGATCTTCTCTAGCTTTTATATCTAGCTCTCTGTCTTTTAATTTTAAGAGTGGGTCATTTTCAATTTGGTTTAAAACTTCTTTTTCTGCTTTTGCATAATCATCCATAAACTCAGCAATCAAAGTTGCTTTACGAGATTCTATTTGTACCTGTAAGTCTGCAGCTTGTTGCTGTATCTGTTGAACCTGTGGTGGTGGTTGCATTTGTGGGTTAGCTTGTATCTGTTGTAGAACAGGTGCAATAGCTTCTTGTAGTTGTTTCATTCTAGCCATTTCCTCTACAAACTCTACTTCAACTTGTTCTTGTGACATCAGCGTAATATGTTCCATACAGTTTTGTTGTAAGATACCCAATGCTTTTGGATTGTTTCTTACAACTGCTGTACCCATAAAATTTAAGTGCGCGCGCATGTGAGCTTGGTGATCTTGTTTTGGGAAGGCTTGTATCTTTTTACCATTCAATGCCAAAACATTTTCTGTACCAGGGTCCATAGCCATTGGCGCTGGAGGTGGTGGTAAAACTTGATCAATATCTTTTACACCTAACGCTTCATACATATGTCTGTATGCATGATAAATATTGTGCATGGCAGGGTTTGACATTGCAATCTGTAATTCACTTTGTGCAATAGCAATACGTTGTGTTTGTGAAAAGATGTTTGGATCAGCAACTGGGATGATATCTACCTTTTTGTCAAAGTCAGCTTTGTATATTTGGTTCTGTCCACCAACAACATCATACGGATATATCGGTGGTAGATAAGTTACAAAACATTCTTCGAGCAACATAAACTCACATTTCATTGCTGCATAAATTCTTTTGTGTATCGCAGACATAACCCGCGATCCGCGTTCCAAGAGCGCAACTGTCGTGCCCACGGCTGCTGACTGGTTACCGTCACCAACTTGTAGATCAGCAATGCTCGCGAAACGTTGACCGGCGCTTACTACAACACCCATCAACTGTAATAACGTGCCATCAGGACCTTTGAAAGGTAATGGCATAAACGCATCTTTAAGATTCCCACCAGGAGCATCAACGTCACGGAACTCGCCCGGCTGCAACGGTTGAGCTTCGTCTCTGACCCTGATGCCTCGCATCTTGAATCCGGCTGGTAAATTTGACAAGGTGCCGGCGTCTAATAGTTGTCTTAGTGCTGCTGTTGCAGTCCTCGACAATCCGCCGATCATGTGAATTAAGCCGAACCCGTAAAATCCGAGTCCTGGTAGAAATTTAAAGTGGACGAAATAATCTTTACGTTTTTTAGTCTGGTCTTGTTCATCCCAGTTTCTTTTAACGCTTAAGACTTTTCCTGTACCCTCGTCCAGAGTAACTATGTAAGGAAACTTGACTCCTGTAGACTCACCTGTTTGTGGGTCTACATCAGCAAATCCATCTATCTCTAGATGCATGTGTGCTTCTAATATTGTAAATAATTCGTTTTTGTCTGGATCAACTCCTGACAGTTCGTCTTTTTTTGACTCTACATCGTTTTCTGTATATGCAGAACTTTCTCCTAAATCAGCATCAACATAAACACCTGCTAGCTGTTTCATGACAATATCGTTCTTTGTTACTTTAATTTTGTGAATAATAGTTTCTGTATCGTCTAAACTTGTTGCAGTGTACGGAACATATAAATCTTCTGCTGGTACAAACTTAGATACACATCTTCCAAGAAGTTCATCGTAATAAACTTTTTTAAATGTAGAACCTGATAGTGGTAAATTAAATAACATTTGATCAAACTCAGGTTCATACTCTTTCATGTTTATCATTAACTGATAATTCATGAATTCTTTTACACGCTGTGATTGTTTTACTTTGTCTGGTGTTTCTAATCCTATAATCTGTGTTCTAACAGGACCGCCTGCAGGCATAAGTTCTTTGTAAGCTAGTGCTTGAAACTGTGTTACTGCTTCTGCAAGAACTGGGTGGGTAGCCCCACTTGATCCTTGGAAAGGCTCAGTTCTATCTTCGTATTTAAATCCAAGTAAGTCTAATCCATTTACGTAAGTTTGTTCCCAATCACTTCTTGATGATTTACAGTCTTCGTAAGCTTCTAAAACCTCGTTTGATATTTCATTTAACACATCATCTTCTAAAAGTTCTGCCAGGTTTTCTTGGTGTCCTGCCATAGCTTGTTCTTGCATAGGTTCTCCAAAGTTCACAACAGCGCCACCATCTTGAAACATTTCTACGTTTGAAGGTTGTGGGTCTTGCGCCTCTAGTTCTATTTCCTCATCATAGACCGTTTTAGAATCTTTCAATTCATCTACGCCTTGATCAGGCATTTTTTTATCAATTGCCATATGAGCTCCTTGTTCCGAATAAATTTCCTAAACCACTAATTGACATAGTATTTAACACATTTTGATTACTTAAACTAGGTAACTTAATAGGGTCTAGTTTGCCTATCATCTCTGCATTTTTATTAATTGCTTGACCCAACCCTGCTCCCAAATCTTTTATCTGTTCGTTTAATCCCAAAAACCCTTGTCCTGTTGGTGTTTGCATAAATGCATTCATTTCCTCGTTCATAGGTTGTTTTTGTAATTGACCCATTTGTGGTTGTTGGACCATTTGTGGTTGTTGGGCCCTTGACATCATTTGATCTATTTGTGTTTGTCTTTCATTCATCCTTTGGCTGAACTGTTCATAATTTTGATTGGCTTGTTGCCTTGCATTATATTCACTAGATGTAGGATCTTGCGCTCTAAAAAAGTCTTCGTTTGTCATAGCATTTCTTGCATCAATAACTGATTGTTGATAAGGGTCGAATTCTCCCATTTGGTTAGAAAGAGTTCCAACTATTCCACCTGTTGCAAACATTGATGATTGTGATCCTTCTCTTCTATAAAGCATTTGTATAAATCCTTCTGTTCCTTCAGGATCAATTTCCATCATATTCTGTAGTTTAATATTATCGTCTAGCAACATAGCTCTGAATTTTTCATAATCAATCAACTTCATAAACGCACCTTTTGCAGCTTCATTGTAGCGTGGTGAATCTATAATCATTTCTTCCATCTCATCAAATACTTCTAGTCCTGATTTTTCATCTCTTGCTCTGTTTTTAATTTGTTGCATATCACCTAGCATGTCTGCTCTGTGTCCTGTTTGGAACGGACCTGTTTTGACCATGTCTCTTTCTAACTGTGGGTTTAGTCTTTTTAGTAAACCGGCTATACCCCCTTTAAATTTTTTCTCTCTTGGTTTAAATGGAATGACGTTATCTGTATTTTTCCCTAATTTATCTAATTGACTAAAATCTATTCCAGCTGCAATTATTTCGTTGCCATCATAAATTGGTTTTGGTGTTAGGTCCCCACCTAGTTTTTCTATTTCAAGTATAGCTTCCATTCTTCCAATAGCATCATCCATGTATTCTAAATAATCATTGTTTAAGCCAGCAACAGGATTGTCATAAATTTGTTTAGAAACTTTTTCTGTCATGCTTTCAGCTATTCTTTTTCTTTGTCCTGGGTTTAGTAATCCAAGTTTCTGACCTGTTATTATAGCCTCTGCTTCTAATAAACTTTGATATAGACCTCTACCGGTCGCTTCATCAGAAACTTCGTCAGGAACTCTGTTAAGTTGTTTTTTTAATATTTCATTAAACTGATCATTAGACACACCTCTTATATCCATCTTTTGTTTATAAGTTTGTTTTTGACCAAAAGGTTTAATACCTTTGTTAGCAAGTCTAGCTGCTTGCATGATACCCTCACCAATAAACTTACCAAACGCTGCATGTACACGACCACCGTCTTTTTGTTTTGTCGTTGTTCTTTTCAAAGCATCTTGTAAAAATTTAGTAGCTTCTACTGGGTCCTCACCGTCATCTATTAATCTTTTAAACGCATCCATGATTTGTGAAACTTCAGTTTGTTCTGCCATGTTTATCTCAGTCATTGCGCGAGCTTCGTCTCTCATGTTTTCCATCTCACGAATAAGTTTGCTTTCTATCTCGTTTGCTCCCATTAAATTTAATTTAGATTCTGTTGGAACATCAAGATCCTCCATAAGATCAGTTACAAAGTCTTCTCTGTCTCCAGGTATTGTTTCTCTGTTAGAAACGTACGCTCTTATTCTATCATCGTCAGTAGTACGCATACGTTTTGGATCACCTATGTCATAACCATCATTAGCTAAATTAATTATTGATTCTCTAACTTCTGTTTCAGTTTTACCTGATTCTTTCATGATTCTGTTTATAAGAGGAATATCTGCAATTGAGTTATCGTACAGACTGTCTTCTACCAACGTGCCATCAATAGTCTCTGCTGCATCAGCTAATAGTTTATCTTCGTCAAGAATACTTGCTGGATTAGAATAAACTTTTGATCCATCCATTCTAGTCGTGCCGCTCATGTTTCCATAAAACTCTGAATACAGTTTTTTATCAGCTGGTCCACCTGGTAGATCAGTTAGTCTCATTCCGCTGTCATTTATTTTTAAATATCTATCCGCGGCCCCCGGTCCACGTCTATTAAAGTTAAGTGGGTGTGCTTGTAATCTCTCACTACCCATGTATCGCGTTTCGAGAAGATTTACTAATTCATCTTCTAAAGTTTCGCCTGGTTTGTAAAAAAGTTTTTCTAATTCTGGATTGTTTGATTTATTGCCAATTATTCTTAAACCTTCTTTAACTTCTGCTTCTCCAAACGTATCAATTAAGTTTTGTTGGAATACTTGTTGTACTTCTGACGGATCTGTATCAACAACGTCTTTTGCAGCTGGATTAGCAGCGCGTCTTTGGAATAAAGTAGCGATTCCTTTTAAAATCTTGCTTGCCATTAATAATACGTTCTCCTACGCTCAGGAAGTTCCTCATCCTCGTAATCGTCGGGGTGTTCTACGAAACCACCTTGTCTAAATCTCATTAATGCTTGAGTCATACTATCCACGAGGTCATCATGTTCGCCAAGTGGGAATGCAGCGCACTCCTCAATCATTTCATCAGCAAATTTGCGATCCGGATACCAAACCATTCCTGCTTCGAACATCGGAGCAACAGAATTTACTCTAGTATGTTTATCATTTCCCTTGCTTGGTGTAAAGTTAATAACTGGTATACCCATCTTGCGTAATTCGTATGTCAACGGCAATCCTGACGCCTTTGCTTCAATAATAACTGTTTCTGGCTTCCAATAGTCATATTGTTCTTTTGCTTTCTTCCTAAGTTCTGGAAACTCGTATCTATCCTTCAAAACATCCAATAACATAAGCCGCGGTCCGCCGTCCTCGAGTTCAAAGACACCCCACGTGCTTATTGCACTAAAATCGGCTGTTTCTTTCTTCATAAAAGCCGTATCATAGCTCTGAATGACGTGTTGTAGCGGTGGTAACTCATCTTTTGGCCATTTTTTCCACCATTCACGTTTAATTATGCTTCCTTCGGCCGATGTTGGGCTTTGTTGGTACTGTGCGTTCCATTTTAACGTCGAAACTGACGCTTTTACAGCTTCAAGCTCTTCAATTTTCCAATATCCAGGCCAAACTGGCTTACCAGAAGGTAAAATTGCAGGAAATTCGATGACTTCCCATTGATCTGCCTTCGGTTCCTTCTGTGCTTTGATTAATTTACCTGTTAAATCGGCTACAGACCACCTTGTCATAACAACAATGATACGTCCACCAGGTTGTAGACGCTGTCGAGGTCCTGAAGTGTACCATTCGTACACACGATCGTACGATGCGGGGTTCATTGCGTCTTGTTCCGAGTGTGGATCGTCAATAATTAACAAATCCGCACCACGACCCGTGATACTTCCGCCAACACCAGCTGCATAATATTCACCACCTTGCGCTGTTTCCCATTTTCCTGCAGCTTGTGAGTCTTCTCGTAGTCTTGTATTAAAAATATCTTGATATTCTTGCGTATCAATTAGTGATTTTGCTTTACGACCAAAACGTACAGCAAGTTCTGCGTTGTTTGTTGCCTGAATAATTTTTAAACTAGGGTTATTACCGATCATCCATGCAGGTAAAAAGTTAGATGCAAACTCAGACTTTGTATGTCTAGGTGCCATATTGATAATTAATCGCTTGAGCTCGCCGCTTGCAACGCGATTAAATTTTTCTGACATAATTTTATGATGTTCACCTTCAATAAATTCAGGCCACATGTGTTTTACAAACGACAAAAAGTCATCTCTAACAGATTGGTCTTTCTTTTTTTGATCAAGAAGTAATGCTGCTTTTAGATATTCTTTTTTTGTATCTGGTGGCAGATTGGCTATTTGTTCTGGCGTTAGCATTTGAAAAAATTTTTTATAAAATTTTTGGCACTTTCCGTTTTTTTAAGTGAAAACGAATTTAGCACATATCTATTTGTGAATCAAACATATAGTCGTCGCATTGGGACCCCTGTATATACAAAAGCGCTATACCCCGGGGGCCTCGGTAAGCTCACACGGCGTCGTGTTTGGGTCCTACTTATTCTTATTTTTGAGTGAGTTCGCAAGTGAGTTCGCAAGTCGAGGTCTTACACGCATAACTACGATGCCTCGACAAGTCTAATTCACTAGAGAGAAGCCACCGCTTGCTACAACTGCAACAGTCGGTTGCTCTTTATCGTCTAGCTTTATGTTGTTC